GGCTTCGGCGCGCTCACGCATCACATGTGCGTTATCAGCGTTTGCCAAATTGTCATACGGCCGCGGCTTATTCAGCAACGCGATTAGGGATTTGGTGGAAAGGTGGCTGTCGAAGTTTACAAAACCAGTTTGGACAAGAAGTTCTCGGTCGAGCATCAAAGGAGGCTGCAACGCCAATTGTTTGTACGTCGCACAATTGCGCTCCCATGAGCTAAACGCCTCATGGTCAAAGTCTTCACACCATGCCATTGCGTAATCGTTTGCCCACTCGCCGACCTCATTAGGCCACTGCTCGTTTTCACTGCACGCTCGCACATAAAACAACTCGCTAACGTGCTCTGAAGTAGCGTGTTCTGACAGCGCCCGATTAAGCACATGCAAAATCGGCCCAAAAATTGGAGTGTTCGAATCACTAAGAATGTAATCGCGCGCTTTGTTCACGCAATAAGTCTCTGCGGTCTGGCCAACAGGCAACGACACGCACAAATGAAACTTTTGTAGCGCGCGCAGAATATTCACTATGGAATTAATGTCCCCGTTGAAAATGCCAGAGCCAAACCACCGATTCAAATAATTAACACCCACACAGCCGCGCGGCACGAAATCAATCTCAAGGTTGAGGTTCAACAAATCTCCCCACAGCTTCAAGCTTTTCTCCGTGATGTCCGCGCCGACCATGTCGTCCCCGTTAGCAGCAAATTTCTCCAAGGCTTCCTCCTCAGCCCACCCGTCCTCAACGAGTGACGCCCATGCGTGGAAGCCTTCAAAGAAACTATTGGCATCGGTAGTTTCAGCTGACCCAGAATTGCGAGCCAACCCAGTCCAGTACTTGACGCCGTTCATAGTATGAGCTTTCTGCATCATATTGTTGCGCAGTCTTTCCTGAATTCTGTTGAAATGTTCCTTGCCATAGCAAACGGAGAGGTACAAAAGCCAAAGCAACCTGGCCTCGGCCTCAATGGTACCGTCCAATCTACGCGCGTCCGTCATAACGGCAACCTTTGCCTTAGACATGATACGACCAACCTGCGCCGCAATTTCTTTTGGCGTCTTGCCCGGACTGTACCACGGCAAGGTGCGCAGGTGCGCGGAGACAGGATGCGTGTAGCAGCAATAGGCGCGCGTCTCCGCGGATCCCATCGGGCTAATCATGCGGGGATTGGTGTCCTTTTGGTATGCCTCCTTCTTCACATGACTTGTCACGCCGTCCTTGATTTCAGCGTCCATGTCCTCTCTTGCATCATTCGCGCGCTGAGTGGCGCGCGAACGGAACTCTGACATGTCCGTTTCGTCCAAGGGAATGAGTAGCTGCTTCGGTTTGTTCAATTCTACAAACCTAAGCATCCGCTGCAAAACGCGGCGGCTGAGGGGTCTTTCTTTCGACCTCACTGTGACTACTCTCCCATCGACCGCGTCTTCTTCGTTGTGCTTGGTTTGGTCAAAAATGACCGCTCCAGACATAAGCGGAAGCATGAACTCGCGCATAGATGGGCGCGCATCCAAATCGCACGTCTTTTTCTGAACTCGCAGTGTGTTGTCGTTTGCGGCGTTGACGTGTTTAAGGATGCGCTGCTCGTTGAGTCGCATGTACTCAACCAAGCGTGCGGCATGGTGTTTGTCC